ATCGACAATATCTCTCCAACACGCTCGATTCCAGCCGAGGACAACCCATTTACAGCCAGACCTGTAGGGATTTAAGCCAGTCATGGCGGCGCGTAAAAAGAAGCTAGTTGGGGCAATTAAGCCACGGCTTGCCAACACTCCTCTCAAGGGGCCTAACAAGCTACAGGATGTCTTAGACCTGGCAGAACTTATCAAGATGCCGCTTATGCCATGGCAAGAACACGTTTTGCGCGATGCTTTAACGGTAGATAAGGACGGCAACTGGATACGCAAGACGAACCTGATATTGGTCGCCCGTCAGAACGGCAAGACCCATTTAACTCGTATGCTTATCCTGGCGCACTTGCTTAAATGGGAGTCTAAGAACGTCATTATCGCTTCATCTAACCGAGCCATGGCTTTGGATACCTTTAGACAGGTTGCTCAAGTATTCGAGAGCAATGAAAACCTCATGGCGCTAGTTAAGGCTATTCGTTACGCCAATGGAACTGAATGTATCGAGATGAAGACGGGCCAGCGCCTGGACATCGTGGCCGCAACCCGAGATGGTTCCCGTGGTCGTACTGCAGACGCTCTCTTCTTGGACGAATTGCGAGAATGGGGCGAAGAAGCTTACAGAGCTGCGACCCCAGTAACCAGAGCAAGACCCAACGCACATATATGGCTGACCTCGAACGCAGGAGACGCGTTTAGCACAGTCCTTAACGGAATGAGAGAAAGAGCCCTTGAAAATCCACCTAAAAGCTTTGGCTTCTACGAATATAGCGCTGCTCCGCACTGTGGCATTTATGACCGCGTTGGTTGGGCGCAAGCGAACCCAGCGCTCTCATGGACTATTACCGAAGAGACACTCGAGGAATCTGTGGCTACTTCTCCAATCGAAAATACCAGGACGGAAATGCTCTGTCAGTGGGTTTCATCGCTTCAATCACCATGGACGTACGGAACTATTGAGGCTTGCTCTGATAGCACTCTCGAAATTCCAGTTGGTGGTTACACGGTATTCGCTTTTGACGTCAATCCATCTCGCCGCAATGCGAGCCTGGTTGCTGGTCAGATATTGCCAGACGGTCGCATCGGAGTTGGAATCTTGCAGACGTGGGAATCTCAAGTATCAGTCGACGACCTCAAAATAGCTGCAGATATTAAAGCCTGGGCCGACCAATACAGACCTCGGCAAATATGTTTCGACAAGTACGCCACGCAGACGATTGCGGAGCGTTTAGCCAATGCAGGTTGTGTTACCCAGGACATTTCGGGTATGCAATTTTACACTGCCTGCACCGACCTCAAAAATGCTCTGGATAACGGTCAGTTGGTTCATAAGGGCCAAGATGTTTGGGTTCAACAGATGAATAACTGCGCTGTCAAACAAAATGACTCAAGTTGGAGAATCATCAAACGCAGTAGCGGTGGAGATATTAGCGGTGCAATTTCCACGGCAATGGTTGTAACCATGCTAATGAAACCACAGCAAGTTGCAGCGATTTATACTGAGTGATAGTGTATAATTGCTCTTCATGGCACTCTTTGGGCGAAATAAAAAAGAACTAACAGCACAGGTTAATCCTGCTGTTTATGACGCACCTTTCGGCTCTTCCTATGCAATGGGAATGGGCGGATGGAACAACTGGGCTTCCCCAATCGACAGACAAGCAGCGGTTTCTGTCCCTGCAGTCAATCAGTGCCTCAACTTAATTAAATCTACAGTTGCCACAATTCCTCTCGAGATGTATTCGTTGAATACTGGAGAAGAACTTGCAATGCCTACATGGGTACGTCAACCAGACGACCGCGCACCTCGTTCTGTAACAATAGCGTGGACAGTCGACAGTCTCGTCATGTTCGGGCAAGCTTTTTGGCGCGTAAAATCCATCTACGCAGATGACGGACGCCCAGCATCATTCGAGTGGATTCAGAACAACCGCGTCACAACTAAACTTGACACACTGACTCAAGAAGTCGATTACTACATGGTCAACGGAACTAAGGTTCCAGATTCAGGTGTCGGCTCACTTGTAACATTCCAGGCGTTCGACCAAGGACTTCTGGTTCGTTCACAGCGTCTTATCAACTCTGCTATCCAGGCAGAAGAAGCTGCTAACGTTGGCATCTCTTCACCTCAGCCAACTGGTTATATCAAGAACTCTGGCGCAGACCTTCCAGATAACATTATTCAGGGACTTCTTAATACCTGGAAATTGGCTCGCAAGAATCGCTCAGTCGCTTTTCTTACTTCTACTCTCGAGTATGTTCCGACTTCTTATTCACCAGAAGAGATGACTTACAACCAGTCGATTGAAGAATTAGCAGCTCAGATTGCTCGCGCAATGAACGTTCCAGCGCACATGATTAATGCGGAACACAATCGCAGCTCAACTTATCAAAACGTGCTGGATTCTAGAAAAGAATTTTTTGCGTACACCCTGGCTCCTTACATTTCTGCAATAGAAGACCGTCTTTCATTAGACGACATTACTCCTCGCGGTCAGATTGTGCGGTTCGCTGTAGACGAGACATTCCTACGCGCCAATCCTCAAGACCGCCTCGCTGTGACAGAGAAACTGCTCTCACTTCAACTTATCTCTTTAGACCAAGCCAAGGAAATGGAAGGACTAGCCCCAGACGGGTCTGAATCTTCCATGACCGAAACCCCAGACCCATCACCAGCAGAAACGGAGTCAGTACCAGATGCAACTGACCTTTAGCTCACAGATGATTACAGCGGCAGACGGAGAACGCCGCATAATCGCAGGACAGATTGTTCCATTCGGAGCAGTCGGCAATACTTCTGCAGGACGAACAATTTTCGAGCGCGGTTCAATCCAGATTCCTGCTGTTTCTAAAATTAAGCTTCTTGCACAGCACAACACTAATGACCCAATCGGTCGCGCTAAGAGTTTCAACGAAACTGCGTCAGGTATTGACGGCGTGTTCAAGCTTTCTGCAGCAAGCAAGGCAACAGACTATTTACTCATGGCAAGCGAAGGACTAATCGACGGCCTGTCTGTCGGTGTTGAAGTTCTAGCTTCAAAAGAAATGAAAGACGGAACTCTCGTCGTCACTTCAGCAATTCTCAAGGAAGTTTCACTCGTTGAATCTCCTGCATTTACCGATGCTCGCGTTCTTGAAGTAGCAGCAAGCGAAACAGAACCAGTCGAAGAAGAAGTTTCTGCAACTGAAGAAGTTACAGAAGAAACCCAACCAACAGAAAGTGAGGCAACTGTGTCAGAAGATACAACAGCCGCAACAACAGAGGCAGCTGCAGCTGCAGAAGCCTCACGCCCAATTATCAAGGCTGCAACAGCCTATGGTGATGGAACAACTCGTACACGCCACGGAATTACATCTATTGGCCGTTACACAGAGCATAAGATTAAGGCAGCGCTTGGCGATGATACTTCACGCCAGTGGGTTGCAGCTTCTGAAGACCGTAGCCTCATCGCTACTGACTCAACAATGGCTACAAACCCTGCGTTCAACCCAATTCAGTACCTCTCAAACTTTGTGTCTAACACAAACTTTGGACGCCCAACAATCGACGCAGTGACCCGTATGGCGGCCCCTGCAAGCGGACTCCAAATTAACATTCCTTCTCTCGTTACTTCAGCTGGCGGTGGCTCTTCAGTAGCTCCAACAGTTGCTGCTAACCCACTTGACGGAACAGCTCCATCAGATACAGCAATGACTTCTGCTTATCAGACAATCACATTGGCTCGCTATGCTGGCCAGCAGACTGTCGACTTGGCTCTTCTTGAGCGCTCTGACCCAATCTTCTTTGACCAGCTTGCTATTCAGCTTGAGCGCGCATACCGACAAGCAACTGACTCAGCTATGATTGCAGTTCTTCAGGCACAGGGAACACAAGCAACTGGTGTTGCAGCTACAAACGCAGGACTCATCTCTTACGTTTCAACTGAATCAGCAGCAGCTTACGCAGGTTCTTCATACTTCGCGTCTAACCTCGTAGTCAACCCTACCTGGTGGAGCACAATCATGGGTTACACAGACACAACTGGTCGCCCAATCTACAACGCTTCACAGCCATGGAACGCTGCTGGTGATGCAAAGCCAACTTCAATCAAGGGTTCTGTCCTTGGTCTCGACTTGTTCGTGGACAAGAACGTAACAACTGGTCTAGTTGACGAATCAGCATTCATCATTGCGCCAGAAGCTGCAATGTGGTTCGAAACACCAGAAGCTTTCTTCTCAGTCAACGTTGTTTCTAACATGGCTGTCCAGACAGCAATCTACGGCTACGGCGCAGGTAAGGTAACAATCCCTGCTGCAGTCCGTCGCTTTAACCTCGCTTAATTAGCGAACTCTAGTACGCCGACAGGGGCGGCGGAGCCCTTCCGCCCCTGTTCGGTCTTAGAAAGGAAATCATGGCAGC